AGATAGTTGTCACATCCACTTACTTTAATCAAATGACAATTCAGAACAACGCCACGCACAACATCCGATACGGCGATTCCACGGTCTCGTCTACCAAAGGGATTCTCCTTACTCCCGGTGGTGCCGGCAGCACAGGTACGGTCTCAGGACAACAGGGAGACGCGAGTCAGTTCTACATCGCTGGAACGAGCGGCGACGTAATTGATGTGCTTGTGTGGTAAAGGGATGCTACGATAGGAGGCGAGTCCCATGGCAACCAAACATAAGTTTGCGCGCGGCGAGTGGAATCCGGTGCATCCGTCCAAAAAAGGTGCGGAGACGGCCAAGGCCAAACGCCGTGGAGTTTCCTTGCACCAGCAGGCGGAAAAAGATTCTCACAGCAGCGATCCGAAAGTTCGCGGCCGTGGCGTATTTGCGTTGAACGCTCAGGCGGGGAAGTTCCACCATCGGACTGGTCTGAAGAAGGCAACGCGACGCCGTAGCCGGTCGCGCGCATAGGTTTACGAGAGTATATTCGTGAGCGCCGCGCACATACGCTTCTTGCGAATTACCTTGATTGGAAAGTGATTGGTGCCCGGAATGGTGAGGGCTTCTTCGACGGTCCATCCGCCGCGGTCGATGCGATTTTTAACTGTCATAAAAGGCAAGCCGATTGTGCGCGCCCATTCTGAAATACATTTCGTTTCTCCATGAAATGTGAGTAGGTGATTGCTTTTCAAGTTTTGGTTTTGTTCTCGTCGTGTAGCCCATCGACAATTTCCTTTGAAGTACCCGAGAGATCCGTTGATTCTATCGAGGCTTTTTCCAATCGGACGTTCTCCGAGGTCAGAAAGAAAAGCCTCGAACGATTCGCTCCATTCTTTTGAGACAGTGATGCCTGCGCCTCCGTATTTTGGAAAATCCGTGTAGTTTGGGTTGGTGCACCGTTGGAGCATCATTGCCCAGCTTCTGTAAGTACGACTCCTGGATTTTCCATGGGTTGGGTTATTAAACTTGGCGCTGCATGAAACAGAGCAGAATTCGCCCAAGCCACGCTTAATGCGGTAGGGGTGCACGTAGAATTCTTTGTTACAGTATTTGCAGTAACGCAGTACACTTGATTTTGGGGGTGTCATGGTCGCTCCTTGTCAGCGGCTAGGCTTTGCCGGTGCTTCAACACCGACACTCCCCATCGTATCACAAAGAAAAGTGCTATGCTGATGAACAAAAGAGGGTAAGGCCATCGCAAACATTACGTTCATCGGAACTGCTCGAAAGTCCGCGAAGCAGGAGCATATAGATCCGAGGGCAAGACATATCCGCGAATGGCGAGAGGCTTCAGATTCAGCCCGCAACAAGGCTCTTGGGGAATCCTTCGCCAAGAATGCTGAAGACCTTTATAATCTTTCCGATGCGATGACCCCCGGTCCGGTCTACAGGCCCTCGTTGTCCATTCCGATGCTGCAGCGAATCATGCTTGAAGAGGCTAATCAAGTCTCGAATCTTTCTCCTCGCATGTATGTGTTTCCGTCTGCCGGTTCTTCTGATCCTTCTTACCAAGGTGCGCAGCAAGCGGATTCTTCTCTTCCCTCATCGTCTGCGCGCGATCTGGCGCGAGAGGTTTCACTTCAAGCTCAGTGGCAGATCAGTAAAATGAATCTGCATCTCCTGATGGCAGGGCTGACTGCGCGATACTGCGGAGCTGGCTGGATCGTCGCTGGGTTTGATCCGAATCTTTCGCGTGCGCGCGGCGGTATGTGGGCTCGTTCGATGGACCCTCGCATGGTCTTCTTCGATCCCAACACGGACTATACTTGGAATCCTTCTTTCGCTGGCTGGTCTATGGGGATGAATTTGGAGGATATCCGGCTCAAATGGCCGGAGACCTCGCGTGCGGTTCAACCGCGTCGTACCAGCGGAGGCTTTCAACCATTTTCTGGCGACTCCGGTTACGGGATCTCGCAGCCCCCAGGGCCTATGTCGTCGATGCCTTCTTCTCCCGGTCAGAATGCGAAGACACAATCTTCTGACTCAATGCTGTTGGTAACCCACTGCTTTTGTCGCGACTACACACGCGAGGCTGTTGAGAAGCCTGATGTACCGACTACGTCTTTGATCGATCCAGAAGTTCGGCTCAAATATCCGAATGGCCGTTGGTTGATAGAGTGCGAAGGCGTTGTGCTTCAAGACGGCGACAATCCATATCCTCCACGTCGCGACATCACAGCGCCGAGATTTCCGTTGTTTGTAAATTACACATTGCCTCCTCTCTTCGGTCCATGGGGGATTCCCGTCACGCGCATGACTGAGAATATGCAGAGGCTTGCTCAGCGGTTTTATTCGCAAATCTTCGAGAATGGTCTGCGTATGAACAACGCGCTATGGATTATAGATGAAAATACTGGAGTGGATATCGACGGTTTTGGAGGTCTGCCCGGTGAGGTCGTGACAATCAAGCCGGGCAGCCGGCCGCCTCAGCCGATTACTCCCAGTGCGATCGGCGCGGGCGCCATGCAAGGCGCCGAGAAACTTCTCGCGCTGCAGAACGACGTGCTTGGATTCTCAGCTTCCCGGCAGGGCGATCCAGGCGCCGGCAACGTGTCGACTGATTTATTCGATTCAGCGGTTTTGCAATCGTCGGGATTGCTGCAATTGGCTGGACGATTTTTGTCGGAGACGGCGCAGATGGTTGGAGAATTTTTCTTCGACAGCATGTGTCGGTACATGGACAAGAGCAATCTTCCTTACCGTGGACCCGAGGGAATTACCCTCGCTTCATGGGCGGGCATGGTTGATCCTTCGACCTACGATGTGGCGCTCGACGAAGCTTCAGTGCGGCCACTCAGCGAAGCGATCGTCCGAAAAATTACGCCAGACTTGATGAAATCTGGAGTCGTAGGACCGGAGCGCGGGCTGCGGACTTTGGGTTACCCCGATCCCGAGGGAATTGCTTCGGAGCAACAAACGCAGCAGGCCCTGGCCGCGCTGGCTAAAGTTCGGAGTGGGCGCAAATGACGGAATCAACGATTGCAAACAAAGAGTCCGAGCCTGTCCGATCTGTTCCATCTCATGCTTGGCGATCCCACTGGTTGACTGTTCAAGAATTTGCACGTGTGACGGGCCGTGATCCTCAGACTGTTTACTGGTGGATCGGAAACGGAACTTTAGCCGAATTCGGAGTTCCGGTGTGCCAGTTCCGCGGCAGCAGGCTGCATTCGGGCAGGACGTTTATCTTAAATATCTACTGATTCGGCTCTTAGTGTTATGGAACCTGTCTAGTATTCCCCTCCCATCGCTAATATTCTTTCTCCAATCACACATTCACCCGGCATTCGTGCTCGTGCTTGTGTAAAGGAGAACATCATGGCTCGTCGTCATCGCAAGGAAAAGAAACGGAAGTAATCTGGCGGCGGAGAGAAATCTTCGCCTGACCTGATCTACCTCCCTGTCGTCCGTCGTCGCATCAACTCCCGAAAGGAGCCTCAGTCCAGATGGCCGGAACCCCTCGAATCAAAGCTTCCAGCGTCGTCAAAGACTTTGGCCAGCCCCGGAAGTTTCTGCGTGACATGCGGGCAAAGGCCGCTAAGAATTCCCGCAAAGGATCGAAGCGGACCTAGCTCATCCCGGAGACGGTGCTGTTGCCCTTCGCACCCCGTCTTCTTAGCCAGCAGCGACACCTGTCGTTGCAACCCGGAGCGAAGGAGGCTCGACGATGGCTTCTCGTGGTGGTAGACGATCTAAGCGTCGGCGCGCCGCCGTTCGTAGGTAGAGGGAACTTAGGTTCCTTTTGTTCGACGGCGGCGGTGAGAACTGGTGGGGGACTAGAATTCACCCCGCTTGCCGAAAGCGGTCGATGCGCAAGACAGGAGGAAGGCCGGAGCCGGGGAAACCCGCTTCGGCTCAACTCCCAACTTAAACTTTGGAGCAGAACATGAAAAGCTGCAAGATCATGAAGATGACCCGGAACGTGGATCGCAGGGTCGGCGGGAAGCGGAAGTAGAGGACTTCGATGGCAGGTGTTAAGCAAGCAAACCGGCGAACGCTCAAGGTCGATATCAGGGATACCGATTGGGCGCGGCTTGCGGCCTACATCGATGGTGAGGGATGCGTTAACATCCACACTAACCGTGGGCAAGAGGCGCTCGGAAAGTCAAGGAATCATTCTCTTAAGATTCATGTCACCAACACGGATCCACGCTTGCCAGTTTGGATTTTTGAGACGTTTGGTGTTGGTAAGTGCCGTCAGAAACAAAAATCTCCGAGCATCGTCGCTTATATGGGCACGGGGAAGAAGTGGCGGCAAGTTCATATTTGGCAGGTAGAGGCTAAACTCGCCGCGCAAATCCTTGAAGGCTGTATGCCGTTCTTCGTCATCAAACGCGAACAGGCTGAAATTGCCATTGCATTTCAGAAGACCAAGACCTATCACAACGGCGGAGGCAAACGGGGAACTCGTATCCCAGTCAATGTAATTCAAATGCGCGAGCAGATGGCGCATGAGGTTCGCCAACTTAAGCACGTCAACTATGAAATCAAGGAGGCCGTAAATGGCTAAAATCAAGGAATCGATGGGGAATACGTTCAACTCCGAAATTTTGAAATCCCCCCTCACGGTCGGTCGCGTAGGCAACGAGCCCGGTCCTGACGTGAACAACAATCCGGTTGCGATGCCCAAGGATCCTCTTGGCCTCATCCCCGAAGGCGGCGACAAGCCTCACTGGTCTGACAAGTAAGCATCGAACGAGGATTTGATCTAAATGGCAGCAGGGAATCCAGCCTTGGCGCAGATGATGGCGCGGCAACTGATCGGGAAACTCGCAGGAGGAGCGCCTAACGGCGGCCCTCCCGCTGGCCCCGGCGGTCCGATGCCTCCTCCGCCTGGGATGACAGGTCAGGGTGGTTCTGGTGGCCCAAGTGCGGGCGGAACGGGAGCCCCCGGCTCCCCGCCCCCTACAACTCCTGCTGGCCTTCAGCTTTCTCAGCAACTGGCCGAGCTTCAGGGCGCCGATCCTGACGCCATGATCAAGTCTTTAACTTCGATGAAGTCGATGGCTGTTCAGCAGTACACGCGCGCCGCCTTCACCATGCCCGGCGTCACGCGTAATCTCGCTCAGGTCGTCAAGTATCTCGATAACTGTATCCAGGAAGCGGAGAAGGCAGCGGCCACCACGGCTGCGGCTGGTCCGATCACCAACAACGCAGCCATCCCCAATCCTGCTGGCCAGAATGCGCCGGTCAACGGAATGGGATCACAACAATAGAAGGAGACCTACCCCCATGGCTCTAAATGACATTCTCAAGAACGGCAAATATCCTGACGACATGGTGCTGAACCTGCCCGACGGGACTACGGTCAATGTTGGAGAAATCCGCGCTCTTCCTGTCGCTGAGCGCCAGGCTCTGACGGCGCAGATCGAGCAGCGCCAGAACACTCTCGGCCAGGCCGAGCTTGCCTTCGCAGCCAAGTTTCAGGATGCGGTCAAGGCCGGCTGGATCGCGCAGGACGGCAGAATCGTTCCGCCGACGCAGCAGACGACTCAGCAAACCACGCAACAGACTACGACGGCCGATCTCCGTCGCGCTGCCGCTGCCGAATATGGTCTTGACGAGAACGACCCCTTGCTTGGCCCGGTGGTCAAGGAAATGAAGGCTCAGTTAGCTGAGCGCGACAAGACTTTGAATGAGCTTCGCACGAAGCTCGACGCGCTGCCGGCTCAGTTCGATTCGCTCAAATCCACCCTCACTGATTCGCTTGGCAAGGTGACCGGTGTGGTCAACACCTCGGTTGGCCGCTATTTGAACGACACGTATCAGCAGCAATTTGCCGCGGCAACCAAGGATTTGCCCAAGGACGTCAAGGTCGATTACGAGGCGGCTTACAAATATGCTTCCGACCATGGCCTCAAGGACAAGGACGGGTTTCTTCAGATCCCCGATGCGGTGGACCGGCTGACCTGGAATGATCGTAAGAAAGCTGAACTGGACGCGGCCAAGGCTGATCTGATCGCCAAGACCACGAAGGATCTCGAGGAGAAGAATCGCGTTTCCACCCTTACTCCTCCGTCGCGCAATCCGCTTACGCAGACGGCCAAGCCCAAGGAAGGTGAATTCATTCCCTACAACGAGCGCACCGATTCCAAGGGGAACAAGGTCCGTGCCGTCAAGTCTTTCGAGGAAGCGATGTCGGAAGCGATGTCGGATGAAGATGTTCTGAAATCGGCGCTCTCGACGGCCAGTTTCGGTGGCGGAGTTCAGTAAGCAAGTTTTGGTGGGGCCGAGAATTATCTCAGCTTCATTCTTTTAACCTTTAACCCGTCCGGCGATCCTCCCCCTTTTCGCTTGGACCAGGAGCAGCCATCATGGCCAATAGCGTGGTTGGACTGGGACTTGCATCGCCACCGGTTCAGTTGAGTAACACCGTCAACGCGATTTCCCAGAAATTTATCGTCCCTGTCCTCGGCGACAACGTGTTCAAGCCCTCCCCTGTTTTCTGGGCTCTCACCCGAGAGGGCAAACGGTTTGGCGCCGGCGAACTGATCTTCCCGGAAATCTACCAGGAAGAGCTTCCCGGCGGCGCGTACTACGGCGACCAGTTGCTCGATACCTCGGTCGTCGATTCCGTGCAGCCGGCGAACCAGCAGTGGAAGCCGTACCGCCAGCCTGTCGTGATTCCGATCACCGACATCATTTTGAACCGCGGCGGCTCGAACAACCTGGACATCATCCGGGCGAAATTCCAGACCGCATCCGGCAGCTTCCTGCAGAAGCTCTCGCGCGCCTTGTGGCACACCTCGCCGCAGAACACCTCGCTTGACGTGGACGATCTCAACTCGTGGGTCGTGTCGACCACGAATACGATCGCGGGCATTAATCGTGCGTCCTCGGCGAATGCCTGGTGGCTGGCCGCGACCGCTGTGGCCGGCGGTTCCGCTGCGTTGTCTTCGGCGACTGCCGAGCCTGGATACCAGTCCGTCACCTGGGGCTATGACGAGCCCGATCTGTTCGTAATGAACCGGACATCGTATGCGGCGTTCAAGAATCAGTTTGTCGCCAACATCCGATTTGGCCAGGGAATGCAGGATGACGAAGCCTTGCAGGTTGGCTTCCGCAATCACTTCCTGTTCAACAACGCGGTGACGGTTGCCGATTACTTCGCGACCGCGAATCAGGCTCTGCTGTTGAACTCGAAGTACATTTTCCCGGTCTTCCATGAGGCGGATTACTTCAACGTGGATCCGTTCCTGAAGCCGTCGAACCAGCGTGTTCTCGTGTCGTGCATGTATCTGACCTGGAATCTGAGTTGCATCTCGCCCAGGATGAACGTGCCGTTCACAGCGATCACCTAACGAGCCAAGGGAGGAGAAGGCAGACCAGGCCTGTGACCCGGATTCAACCTTCTCCTTCCAACCCCAAGGAGAACTTCCATGGCGCTACCTTTTGCAAATCCAGTTTCGCAATGCATGCCGGGGTTCGGCTCGCCTTCATTCTACGGGGCTGCGACTCAGACTCCCACCACCACGGCCGCTCTAACCCTTACGATCGGCGCGACGGCCACCACACCTTCAACCGGAGGCACACCGTTCAATCTCAACGGCGGCCCGGCTCCGACTTCCGGCAAGTGGCATCTGCGCATGGCCGGCGCGACAGGTACTCCGACTCTCGCGCTTCAGGTCACTGTCTCCGATGGCACGAATACATGGACTGTTGCGACGATTCCGGCATCTGTAGCCACCAACTATCTTGACTACACAGGTGAATTCAAGACGGATGTGTCGATCACCTCAGTAGCGTTTGTCACGACACCCGGCGGCGGAGGGACCAATATTCCGCTGGATGCGGAAGTCTCGCTCGTCTGATCTTTGTTGCCCGTCGCCATAGCCGCTGTCCCATCGGCGGATGTCCTACTGACCGGGGACATCCGCCTTCTTTTTGTAGGAGGGTTCAATTGGGAATTAAGTGTTTCTGGCTTGAGCCGAC